GGTAGTTATGTCGCGACAAGGACAGCTCTTAATTTATACAAGATTGGTAAATATCAATTTAACCAAGATGAGGTTCCGTTTGTTTCTGGCGGCGGGCCTGCTGATTACAGTCATCAAAGCTATAGCGGCAATGGTTCTGGCTTTAAAGTAAACGCTTCTAGCTTTGCTGTTGGTCAGTGGCAGTGGGTCATTATTGACCCTGGTTCTGGCTATACCATCGGAGAGGTTGTCCGGTTCCAGTTTGCTGATGGAACGTTAGTAGACGTTCAGATAACAGAAGTTGATGCTGTGTTTATACAGGGTAAAACTCGCCCGCTGTTGAATTTAAAAGATGCAATTGCTGATTATCCAAAGTTTGATGTAGAAGAAACTAGTCACCAGAAAGGCCCTGAGCATGAGGTCGTTTTTGTCAACGAAATGGTGCGGCCTGAAGAGGACAAGCCAAATTTTGGAGCCGCTCAATACAATGATTTGTCTTTGCTTGGCCTACGAGTCTTAGCAGGTAAGGATTGGTCTTCAATGGGCCAATTAAGCGCCTATGTAAAACAAGGCATTAAGGTGGAACGATTGATTAATGACGACGGCACTACAGCTCTTACTACTGCAGATCCAGCCGCAACCAATAACTTTGCTGAAATTGCTTTCAACTTACTTGTTAGCGACCGTCTGGGTGCGGGTAAGCGCATCCCTAGGGACACAATTGACCGCGATGCAATGGTGATTGCAGCCAAGTTTTGTAGAGCTAATGGTTTTCGGTTTGATGGAGTTGTTGGTGATCGTGTTGGCCTGCGGGAGTTTATCCACACAAACGCTGCGTTTAGTTTGCTCGACTTTACTATTGTTGGCGGCAAGTTTTCTTTGATGCCTTCTGTCCCTTACAACCCTGCGACGTTTGTTATCGAGCCAGCGCAAGATATTACTAAAAGCGTCAAAGCTTTATTTACCGATGGCAACATGAAGGACATGCAGGTGAGTTTCTTGCCGACTCAAGAGCGTCAACTGTTCAAAGCAACTGTTGCTTACCGAAGTGAACAGGAAAACGGTTTTTCGTCTCAACGAGTGACGCAACTCCGTTTCAAAGACATTGACGGCGGTTCCGATGCAGATCCAGAAGAATTTATAGATCTAACTAGTTTTTGCACTAGCTCTAGGCACGCTAAAAAGATTGCTGAACATAAGCTCTTACTTCGTAAGCACAGCGAGCACAACATTCAATTCAAGACGACACCCAGCTCTGCCCTTGGTTTAACAGCTGGTGATTACATCAAGGTAGTTTCGAACGCATCACACACCAGCCGTTTTAATAACGGCAGTGTTGATCAGTTTGGTGGCGTCACTTCCACAACTGCGCTTGCCGATGGCACGTACACCGTGTTTTTCTGGCGTCCTGGTCAGACGGAAGTTATTGAAGGTCAGCTGCAAATTGCAGGCGGCAAGACGGGCGATGAGGTTTTCTTCAGCTCGATCTTCACCATCAAGATGCAAAACCAACAAAAACGCATCTACAGGGTGACCAGCCTGACTATTGATGACGATGGTTTTGTGGACATCGGCGGCAGCTACCAGAAAGTGGACCAGGCAGGTAGGTTGGCTATCCTGAATCCTGAGAACGCGCTGTTTGACGTTACGGACTGATGACAGCAGTAAGTTTTCCAGCATTAGTTCCCACCAGCCGTTCTTACACGCCGGGAATATTTCCTGAGCAGCAGTTCCAATCCCAGAACGGTGCTGTTGTCCGCGTTCGTTACGGCAACCAGCGGTATAGCAGCAGCCTGTCCTTAACGTTTGCAAACATCACTGACGCAAACGCTGCGTTGATCTTGCAGAACTTTGTGGATGTGATGAACGCCGACAACTACGCAGAGTTCACTACAAGTAATGTTGCAGCTGGAGCGTCTGAGGCGTTGACTCCCTGGATTCGGGAAACGAACAGCTTGTTGAAGTGGAAATATGCATCACCGCCATCAGTTGCAAGCGTTAAGCCAGGACTGAGTACAGTGACGTGTGAGTTCATTGGCGAGCTTGAGGGTGTCTGACCATGGCTAAGTATTACGCGGGTCAAGACGGCAGCGTTGAGCTTGGGGGTGTTGCAGTCGCCAAGGTGGTGCAGTGGTCAATGGCCGCTAACACCGACGCGCTTGAGGTAACGACGCTAAGCGAAGACGTTCGAGCGTTTACGACTGGCATCCGCACTGCTTCTGGGGCGTTAACGGTTTTGTATTACGACGACGCACCAGTCAAGTTGCTCAACCAAGTCAACCAAGACACCACGGCAGACGCTTCAATTACTGCAACTGCCAGGTTGAAGTTGAAGTTTGACGACAATTTTTTGGAGTTTGATGCGGTGCTAACTAGCGCCGATCTGTCGTGTGTTGTTGGCGAAGTGATGCGCGTCAATGTCAACTACATAATGAGCGGTGATTTCGTTAGTAAATCGCTATGACGGTTTTTCTAGGCAATAACGGAAGAATTAGGCTGCGAAGAGCAACTCCAGGGCGCACGTTTACCAGCTTGGTAGATCCTGGCGATGTCAACGCTGCAAAAAAGCGGTTTAGCTTTGACTTCCCGCAGGAAATGCTGCTGACGGGTGATCGGCTGCAGATTAAAAGCACTAACGGTGCAAACCTTGCTTTTATCGACGGCTCTGGATGGGACGGCGGCAGTCAATTGCCTGACGGCACTTGGTATATCTATGTTGACGAGCTAGGTGGTGTTTGCCTTTACGACACTTTTGCTAATGCATTGAACGGTCAAAGCACGGGCAAGATCACTTTGGCTGCGATTACAACGGCCATTCCTATTGAAGTGACTAGTGTTCAGGCCGAATATAATGTTTTAGGGTTAGTAACATCTTTTGAGCTAAACAATGATAGAGACGTTGTAGATGTAACTGTTCTTAGCGACGAGTTTAGGAAAAACGAAAGTGGCTTGATCAGTGGAAACGGGAGCATCAGTTGCGAGTTTCATTATGATCCTGATGCTGCGGGAGAAACTGTAGACACTGATGTTCCTAGCTACCTCCATGAGTTAATTTTGCGTCAAAAACTTGGTGCTGAGTTTGACGCTGAGCTTTATATAGTTGACAGAGGGCAAAACGCAGAAGCAGTAAATGACTTCTTTTACTTTGAATTTAAAGGCATTGTCACAAATGCTGCAATTAGCCTTGGCTCGGGGCAATTAACTCTGTCTAATTTTAACTTTGTTACCACTGGGCCAATTTTACCCAAGCTTGGGATTGGCGTGATCACCAACTATGTGCTGAAAGAAGACACTGACCGGATCCTGCTTGAGCAGCCTGGGAGCGGTAAGCTAGAGATTGAAGATTAGTCTTGTAGGGGCTTCAGGCGATGGCCGATCAGAAGATTACAGCTCTTACAGAGCTGGCTGAAGCCGACGTAGCTTCAACTGATGTTCTGCCTATTGCCGACGTAAGCGCAAGTGAGACCAAAAAGGTCAGTGTAAAAAGCCTGGTTGAGCAAGGCGTTGACCTAATTGATGACGCCAGTATTCCGGCAGCAAAGTTGTCGGCAATTGCGCCAAGTTCTCTGGGATCTAGCTCAGGGGCAAAAGAATTTATAGCTGGGCCTACGGGCGCAGGTGGTGCATATAGCTCACGGGTTATTGCTGCTACTGACCTTCCTGTAGCAACAGCGTCTGCACTTGGTGGTGCAGCGGCAGGTACTGGTCTTACATCTACGTCTGGAACGTTTTCTGTTGATGCTGCAACAACATCAGCACTTGGCGGCATCAGTGTTCCGTCTGCATCTGGCCTAAGCGTTAATGGCAGTGGCGTTGTATCGCACCAATCAAGCGTCACGGGTCAGACCAAAAACGGTTTTACTGTCAACGATTCTGGTCACATCACTGCTGTTGGCAGCATTGCCGCTGGCGACCTGCCTAAGGCAACAAGCTCTGCCGTTGGTGGTGTTTTTATTGGCAGCGGCTTAACCGTTACTGGCAGCGGCCAGTTAAATCACACCGACAGCATTACTGCTGGAACGACCAGCGGAATCACATTTAACGCTCAGGGTCATATCACGGCAACAGCTGCGTTAGCCGGAACTGATCTGCCTGTAAGTACAACAACCGCCAAGGGTGGGGTTTCGATTCCGTCTGGGGCCTTATCTGTCAGCGGCGCTGGCGCGTTGACTCATGACGTTTCAGGCGTTACCGCTGGCACTTATCCGAAAGTCACAGTTGACACTCGTGGTCACGTCACTGCTGGAACGACGCTGTCTGCTTCTGATATTCCAGACATCAGCGCAGCAAAGCTGACTTCAGGAACAATTGGAACATCCCTTATTGCGAATGATGCCGTAACTGGCGGCAAACTTGCTGATTCTTCAACAGTACGTTTTGCAGGCGCACCAGATACGGCTGGCGTCGTCAACTTTGGAACAGCTGATTACACAGGTCAATTCCTGTATGACGAGTTCCACGATGACTTGTACCTCTGGACGGGAAACAGCTTCAAATCAATCGACATCGTTAGTGGTGAGATTGTTTTTGCTGGAACGTATAACGCAAATACAAACACGGTCGCTTCTGTAACGGTTAAAGGTACAGCTATTGGCCTAACGGTTGGTCAACCTCTGATTGCCCCTGCTGCAAGCAACCAGAATCATTATCTAACTGTCAGTATTTCGGGCACTGGCTCAGGCAACGCACCAGCAGAAGCACTTGCACCGCCTGACTTCCTTCTTTCTACGGGCAGCAGCTGGCAAGTCATTGATCTTTCAGCAGCTCTGGCGGCAACAAGTGCAAACAACGTTTCGTTTAGTCCGACAGGAAACATTAGTGCTTCAGACGTTCAAGCTGCAATCCAAGAGCTTGACACTGAAAAAGCTTCTCTCGCTGCGCCAACGTTTACAGGAACAACAACGTTTAGCGGCGATGTATTGCTTGGAACGTCTGCAACTCTGACGTTTGAGGGCAGCTCTGCTGACGATTACGAGACCTCATTCACTTTTACGAACCCAACCGCTGACCGGGCTATTGCTTTCCCGGATTCCAGCGGAACGGTCATTTTAACTGGCGATACTGGGACAGTTACTAGCGGAATGTTGGCTGGCAGTATTGCGCTGACAAAGCTTGCAAACCTGACGGCTGGTCAGCTGATTGTTGGCAACGGCAGCAACGTTCCAACTGGTGTTGCACTGTCTGGCGACGCCACAATTAGCAACTCAGGAGCACTGACTATTGCCAATGACGCTGTAAACGCAGCGAAACTGGCTGATACAAGTGTTACTGCAGGCAGCTACTCCGCAGCCGACATCACTGTTGATGCACAAGGCCGCATCACGGCTGCTGCTTCTGGAACGATCGGGACTGGCGAGATCGCTGATGATGCGATCACCGCAGACAAACTGGCAAACACTGCTGTTACCGCTGGTTCTTACACAGCAGCGGACATTACTGTTGACGCTCAAGGCCGCGTTACTTCAGCAACAAACGGCTCAGTTGGCACCGGGGAGATTACTGATGCGGCTGTCACCACAGCAAAGATTGCAAACGGTGCAGTCACTGCAGACAAACTTGCTAGCACTGCAGTAACAACGGCCAAGATTGCCGACGACGCCGTAACCGCAGATAAGCTTGCCAACACTTCGGTTTCTGCTGGTAGTTATACGTTCAGCAGCATCACGGTTGATGCTCAAGGGCGCGTTACTGCTGCATCTAGCGGCACGCAGGCTGACACCGACAAGATCACTGAGGGCAACACAGAAGCCGAAGTTGTTGATACTGGATCTGATGGTCACTTCAAAGTCACAACTGAGGGCACTGAGCGTGTTCGGGTTGGTCCTGCTGGTCAGATTGGTATTGCTGGTGCGAACTATGGCACTAGCGGTCAGATCCTTACAAGTGGTGGTGCTTCAGCTGCTGTTAGCTGGGCAGATGCTGCTAGTGGCGGTGCCACTTATCAAGCAACGGCTAGTGGCGCTATCGCTAATGGTGATCTTTGTATTGTCAAAAGCGATGGCAATGTTGCCGCTGTATCCCAAACAGTCACAGCTACATCGCCAATGACTGCAGGAACTCAAATAGAACTCGACGGCGGTGCTGTAACAATTACAGCTATTTGTTATGACAAACAAGCCGAGCGTCATTTGATTGTTTATCAAGATACTGATGAATCTCAAAGGGCAAGAATTCTGGTTTATGATGCAGCTACAAATACATTTGGTCAAGACGTTGCATTAGGCAGTCAGACTTTGTACCTTTCCGGTCTTCAAGTGTCTTACGATGACGAAGCCGAACGTGTTTTAGTTGTATATGTTAACCCCAACAATGGCCAGCGCACTGAATGTATTGTTGCTCAAGTGCACCCAGGTAGCAACTCGGTCACTATGGGCGGTCGCACAATTATTGAAACTCTCACCTCTCCCGAAGAGACGCCTGCTATTGTTTATCACCCCATTCTAAAAAAACACGTTATTGGTATTAGTGAAAACACAAACGATAAGTCAAAAGTCATGGTTGTTAAAGTTGATCCAACTAACAATTCTCTAATCACAGGAACCGCTGTAGTAATTGAAGCAAGTAATTACTGGAGAGGCAGCTCAATGTCTTACGATCCAGTATCAGAAAACATTTTACTTACTTACTATCGCACAAGTGGAAGTAACGCTTTTGTAGCTAAGGTCGGTACAATTAATGGCATGTCAATATCATTTGGCACAGAGCAAACTATTTCTGAATCAAATATAGTAAGACAGGCGCAACTTTTTGATCCTGTTACTGGTAAACATCTTATCGTTTGGAACAGTTCTCCTAGTTCAGCCTTAAAAGCTGTGGTTGCAACTGTAAGTGGCACCTCAGTAAGTCTTGGTAGCATACACACTTGGCAGTCAAGTTATCTCGGCAGCATGGTAAAAATTGTGAATGAGCCGAAAATTAAAAAAATAATTGCATTTTCTGTTGACGACTACAACAGTACGCCGCGTGCATGGCAAGGCTCAATAAGTGGTACTACTTTTAGTGTTGGTTCTTTTGTTGAACTTAACAGCAGCACTTCTAACAATACAGCTAATAACGGCCTTTCGTATGACACTGCCTCCGGTAAAGTTGTTGCTATTTATGATGAAGGCGACGATTTACAACTTAATTTACTTACAACTGTTAGCAGCGAAACTTTTAATTTAACAGAAGACAATTACATCGGCATTGCAGATGCTGCTTACGCTAATGGTGCTACAGCAACCATTCAAGTTACTAGCGCAGTTGATGACGCGCAATCAGGCTTGACGCCAGGCAAAAAGTATTTCGTCCATCTTGACGGAACATTGCACGTAACGCCTGACAGTGTTGAAGCATTTGCTGGAACGGCGGTTGCTGCGACGAAGCTGATTGTGAAGGGCTGACGTGTTGGCTGGTTCATCCACCAATAAGATGAGCCGGTCAACCTGAGAACAAGATGCAAAAACCCGACCCAATGATTCCCTGCAAGCCAGGGGCAGAGGACATTGAGGCAATGAATAATCGCGTTGTCTGGATGAACATGCTGTACATGCTTGAAGGCCGCGATAACGCTGACCATCCAAAGCGTGGTTTGTACACCGGATTGCACCGCAAGCACTATTCAACCTTCCCTGGCGTTGATGACAACTAAGGATCAGATTGGCAACTGTCCATTGACTGCCCCGGTTAATGTACCTACAGAAAACGTTGACTCTCTCAACAATGATCAAGTCTTTTGTGATTTCTGCAGCCGCTACGGCAGTTGCATTGGCACCAGCGTCTGCCCTCGCTGGTCCTTACCTGAATCCTGAGTTCAACGGCACAACTGTTGGTGACAACTACCTTGGTGGTTCGCTAAATCTTGACGTTGGCTACGAAGGCGGCGAAGGCGCTTATTCGTATTTCATCCAGGGCGGTCCAGTTATTCTTATGCCTAATGGCGTGGATAGCGAAGTTGAGTTTGCCGGTAAATTTGGCGGCTCGGTTGCGGTTGCTGAAAGCGTTTCTGTTTACGGAGAACTCAGCGGCGTTTCTGGCGACGACTTCAGCTGGGGCTCAAAGCTTGGACTGAAGTACGGTTTCTGAGCTAGTCTTTAAAAGAGCAACTGCAACCTTCCCTGGTCTCACACAGCAGGGGAGGTTTTTTCTTTGCAATCTGATCATGCAAAAAGTTTTTAATCTGCTCGGCGCTGCAGCATTTCTAATGTCTGGAGCAATGGTTGTTGGATCGGCTGTGCTTTACACCCGCATCCCATCAATCACAAAGCACTACATGGGTGAGCTGACCAAGGTGGTGACTGACATGGTCCCTGGTCAGATTGATGATGTAATGCCTGAACTACCATCAGCTACAGGTCCAGCAATCGAAACACCTAAGTTGCCGTTCTGATTAGGTGCCTGAAATACCTGAGATTGGTGTGGGGCGTATTGGCGTTCCAGAAATACCAACCTGGAGAGGCATTCCGCCGCAAAGCATTCCTTCTGAACCACCAGTCACGTTGATGCTGGGTTTTCCGCTTGTAGATATACCTGGCTGCGTCGAGACAAGAAATTCACAGCCCGGAAACTTAGACGCTTATACAAACGACAGCCGGGGTAATTTCACGGTTTGCGATGGGACGATGCCATCGTTTAACGCGATGGACATTACACCTGGAACGTTGACGTATGGATCCGCCAAGCCGCCAATAATTGAAACACCAAAAGAAAAACCGGCTGCCTCCCAGCAACCGGCTAAGTCCCCTTCACAGTCGGCGTCCAACCCGACCGGCATTCCAAATGTAGACATAGAACTGCCATGTCCGCCACTAGATGCCAGGCCCATTGGAACTAAAAATAAGCAACAAACTGCTGTAATTATTGGCTATGAACGAATTAATGGAGAATGCAAAGCACAGCTCGACCCGTTGGACATACCGACGATCGTCAGCCTTTGGGCTCCTTCTGCGCCTGCTGCTTTCACGACTGCGGGAGTTGCTGCGATAGGTGTTATGTCCGCGATCCTTGCCAAACCATTAGGCGATATTTTGTTAAAAGCAATCAAGCCGACCGTCAAAAAGACGATCAAGAAAATTAAGGAGAAGCTGGGGAAGAAGGTTGCTGTTGAGTCCGCTTGGCAGCGTCGGAAGTTTCAGCGGTCTTTGAAGAAGTAGGTATTGAATGTGTGTGGGGCGGTAAGACACCAGGCGGGTTTGTCAGGACCACATCAGCGCAGATCTGGCTGTAAGGCGATTTGGGGTGAAACATCACGCCTTCTTTCATTAGCGTTCCGCAATTTCGCAACCTAGCTATTTCGTAATTGAGGCGTTTATCAGCAAGGCTGGCTTCCATAAGCTGCACTTGTTTTTCTGCTGCCTTGCGACAAGTGCGGATATGACTGCGATCCAATGGGATTGAGATCTGTGCAGTGATGCCGCCATTAACTGAGAAGTTAGTTTTTTGGCCTGTTCTGATTGGTTTGTAGAACAGCACGTTGCCAGGATTATCGGGCCTGCCATCTGGAACGGGGTTGCCTTCTAGATCAGTCGCACCAGCTAAATCGATAGTGTCGTAGACCGGCTCGTTGTAATACTGTTCGTAAGGGCTAGACCAGCCAGTAGTCGAACTAAGAAAAGGGTTAATCGTCAAGCTTGCACCCTGGCAACTAACGCCATTGATCACAGAGCTGAACGTTTTGCTTGGTACGACTTGAACAGCTTGGTTTGTGACTGAGCCGCTACTGTTTGCAACTGGTGCGGCAGTGCTTGAAACCTGAGCGTTTACCGGACCAGCAAATAACAGCAGAGCTGCTAGGACACGCTTCATTGTGTAAAGGTGCTGGTAGTTTCTGTAAGTGATTCGATGTCAGTTTCTCTATTTATTATCGTGTGATTTACAAGTCCTGGGCCTTGCAGTGTTTCTACAAAGCTAAAAGCAGCGCCTTCGTTAAAGATGCTCCAGGTTGGTCTAGATGCAGGATCGAGTCCAGTCCATCTGCTTGTAATGCCGTTCAAGTTATTGGTGGTCGTAGTCAAGCTTTGTGGAGCAAGACCTGCAGAGGGTTTAATATTTGTGCCACTAGCTGTGTATTCATAACCCGTACGATATTCGTAGGAGTTAATGACCTCATTAACCTTTGATGTTGTCTTTGTTGTGCTGGAAAGTGTTCCTTGTTGAAAGTTAGGAACGACTGGTACGGCTGCTGCTGGGGCAGCCAAAAGCAACAACAGCAGGATTTTCACTTGATAGTTAGCTCCTGAATTACTTGTGCTACGGCTGCAGTACCAGCTCCACCTGCTGTGACTGTCATCGCACCATCTGTAGCAAGCGTTCCAGCCAAAGTACCAGCTACGCCGCCTGCAGTTGTCGTTGTATTTCCGAAGATAGGTAATGCGGGAACAACACCTGCGGTAACAGTTGTTGAAAGTACGGTTGGAACGTCGTCACCTTCTATGTATGACTCTGAATACGAAAAGCTGTCACCAGCAGTAGTAATACTGTAAGCACCAGGAGTGTACCCAAGAGCGGTGCCGGAAGTAAGTGTCCCCAGCACAGGAGGAGTACCCAGAGTAACGTTAGAGCCTTGTACTGCAAATGAACTAGGTTGGCGGATTGCTTGGGATGCTGCTCCATCAACAGTTAGCGAGATTGATGACTTAATAGCGTGCGTAATGTCTGCCGAAGCAGGACTTGCTGCAAAGAATGTTAGACACGATACAAAGAGAAAACGTCTCATTTTGGCTTGGACGCAGGGGTTTCTTCCTTAAGTGTAGGCTCTTCTTTCTTCTTGCCATTGGCGCGTTTAATGTTGACGCCAAAGCTGGTCATCGTTCCAGTAAGCAACGAAGCAGGGAATGTTGGGTCCATGGCTTTGACATAGCCAAGGTAGTTAAGGCTGAGCATTGCAATAGACCATGTAAGAACAGCGAGCTTTACAAAATCCGCCAAAGCTGTTGATTCTGGTTCGTGCTCCTGCTTACCCTGTTCTTCTGCCATGATGAATTAACGCTATAGGTCGAATGGTGGTTGAAATCT